CCGGATGACGGGGAGCCGCAACTGCCGTGAGGCGGCGAACAGGCTGAGGGCCGGGAGCGGGGCAGATGCTCTCCCGGCCCTCAGCCGTGGCGGCCTAGAACAAGGTGAGCGGCCCGGCGCCTGCTGGTCCGAGGAGCTCGGCGACGTCCGCCATGCCCGCCAGCTCCGCCGTCTCGTGATCAAGGCGGGCCTGCTCGCGATCTGCCTTGGCTGCCGCGCGCCTGCGACGCATGTCGTTCCGGCTCCAGGTGCGCTTACACTCGCGGCACGCACGGCCGCCGTTCGAGGTGATGATTAGGTTGTCGCCCGCGTACGGGTGCCCTTGCGGGCAGTGGGTCTCGGTGCCGTGCCGCACGCCGGGGTGGTGAACGCGCAGCCATTCCCGGGCCTGCTCGGCCCGGCAGATCCGGCACTCGCGCCGCCCTCTGGGGTCGATATAGGTATTTTCGGGCAGGTACTCGTGGCCCTGCGGACAGTGGGTCTTCGTGGCGTTGAGGGCACTGGGAGCGTTGCCGCGCATCAGGTTCTCGTACGGGGTGACTGGCTGGAGCGTCGCCGGCATCACGCACCTGCGATGCTGGCAGGTGATGCCCCCGGCGCACGACTTGTCGAGCGTGTGGCACAGGTGGTCCAGGTCCATGCCCGGCGGGATGTCCTCTTCCATGAAGTGCTCGTAGGACACCCGGTGCGCAAGGACGCCCCGTCCTGCGCTCGCCAGGTAGAAGGTGCCGTAGCCATCCTTGGTAATGTGGCCGGTCCACAGCCAGCAGCCGTTCGGCCGCATGTCCACCTTGCCCATGAACAGCGCGAGAGTACGATCATCCATGTCGGTCTGCCCAATCAGATCGGCCGTGCCCCGGAGCGGAAAAGAGTGTTGACGCACTCCCGCTCGCGGGGTCCTTTTCTGTTCGCTATCCTAGCGCCTCGCGGCACCTTCCAGCGACGAATAACCGCCATTCGGGGCGATAAATTGCCGAAGCTATTCACCGCCCCGAACATGCAGGTCAGAGGCCATCTAAACGCTGGTCGCGACCCTGTAGGCCCGTCCCAAGAACTTACTTGCACGGACCGCGAAGGTCGTATCCCCAATAACCGCGTAGGGGAGAGTATCGGGAGCGCTAGTCGTCGGAAAAACATCTAGTGGTTTCGCCTCCCTCACGTACGGCCGGCAGACATTCCCGCGGTCCCGGGAGATCAGGTAGATGTTCTCCTGGCCGGTGGCCGGGGGGAGCATGGCGGTGTTGGTGCCGAAGTACTGGGCGGGCAGGATGCCGGGGACGACAGTGCCGGAGCTCTGCTGCGGGACCAGGGCGGTGCCGGTGTCCACGATGTTGTTGGTGACGATCTGGGTGGTGTTGTCGGCTGCCAGGCCGACGGTGGCGTCGACGTAGCCGAGGAAGGTCTCCGAGCCGGACGCGCCGCCGGCTGCGGTGCGCCACACCTTGTACAGCTGCGGGGCGAGGCCGTCGAGGCCGCTTGGCGGGGTGAACGCCAGGGTGACCGAGGAGTTCGCCGCCGTGGTGGTGACGGACACCTCCGCCGACGGGGCGATCTCGCCCTGCCGGGCGATGACCGCCGAGACCTGGTACTTGTAGGTCGTCGAGTTGGGCAGCGACCCGGAGGACCCGGCACCCGGGCTGGCGGTCACAGCGCCGACCGAGTAGCCGCGCATCTGGACGAACGAGGACTTCATGATCGGGACGTTGCGGTAGGTCGGCACGATGAGGCCGGGGGCGACCTCGACCTTGTCGTTGAACCGCTGCTGGTTGGTCAGCAGCTGAGCGATCTTGGAGTTCATCGTGCTGCTGCCGATGAACATCCAGGTCTCGTCCTCGACCGGCTGGGAGGCGTTGGTCTCCACCATGTCGATGAGCTCGTCGAGCGTCGCCAGGGTGAGCGTGTTGCCGGCCTTGTCGATGACGTTCTGGGTGCCGCCGCTGAACGTGTTGATCTGCGTGTCGAGGCCGTCGAACTGCGGCTGCGCCTGGTTGAGCGTGGAGGCGGCGTTGCCCCAGCAGATGAAGGCCTCCAGGTCCCAGTAGTAGCCCTTGATGGACCCCTGGATTTCAGTCTGCCGCAGGTCCCCGACCAGCTGCCGGGTAACCTCCTGCGCGTAGCCAGACACGGCACCCACGGACTCGATGTGCTTCATCTGGAACTGGTTCTGGATGTACGTCGAGCTGGTCACCGGCCGTGCGCCGCCGTCAGGGACGGCACCACCGGACGGGACGAGGGTCCGCTGGTTGAAGTAGTAAATGTCGCTGGCCCACGGCTCCATCGGGATGGCGCGGCACAGCGGGGAATAGCGGCGCTGGTACTCCACCAGGATGGGGCTGATGATCTTGGGGACGAGGGCGCTGGCGCCTGCGGCGGTTAGCGCTTCCCTCAGTTCGGACGGCATAGTAAAAGCCGCCTCCTCTCGTGAGAGTGAAGGACGGCCATTACTGCGCTATTAGCACCAGCCATTTAGCTGGCGGCCAGGGATTTACGTGAAAGGGCGTGAAGGGAATGGCCCCGGGACAGGAGCAGCGCCCCGGGACCGAAGGGGGCTCAGCCGATCAGGTCGGCGCGGTCCCTCAGGACGTGCCGGACCAGCGGCGGGTTCGCGTACTGCTCCAGTTCCTCGCCGGTGAACTCGTGGAGCGGCTTGTTGGGCCAGTCGATGGGGAGGCCGTACTGGTTGAGGCCCGGCTCGCCGCCCGGCCGCGTACCGGTGTGCTCGTTGACCTCGCCGCCCGGGGCGAGGCCCTTGCGGCCCGGCCCGCTGCCCTGCTCGGTGAGCCGCTGCCGCTCGGTGACGAGCCGCGCCTCGACGATGCGGGTGATCCGATCGTCCTCGGTCTCCGTGACCGGGGCCGGGCGGGCGGCTGCGAGGCGCGCTTCGACGATCCGGGCGATCCGCTCGTCGTCCGTCTCGGTGACGGAGGCGGGGGCTGCCGGGGCAGTCTCGGAGGGCGCGGTGCCCCGGGCCTTCCTGGCTGCCTTCCGTGCCCGGCGGTCTTCCTCTGCCTTCGCGAGGGCGCGGGCGACCACGCCGTCCACGTCGGCCTGGCTGTAGGAGGTGGCAGCCGTGGGCGTGCCGGCCGCCTCCGTGGTGGTGGTCTCCGTCATGGGAGCCTCCGTTCCATTGGTCGCGGCGACCGGTTCCGGTGCCGGGTCTTCCTGGGGTGCCGTCTCGGTGACGGCGGCAGATGCCCCGGCCGAGGCGCGGGCCTCGGCGAGGAGTGCATCCGGGTCTTCGGCGGACTCGCCGCGGATCGCGGCCATCAGCCGGGACACGAGGGAGTCGACGCCGTCCCCGTTGTCCTTCAGGCTGGTGCCGTTCGCGAGGTCGTCCGCGTCATCGTCGTCGTCCTCGGCATCCGCGCCGGGGACGTCGATGTCGCCGTCCATGTCCGGGTCGATCGAGCACAGGGCCGCCGACGCTGCGGAGCATGCCTGGGCGAGGATGACGTGCAGGTCCGCCGGATCAAGCCCGTAGCTGCATACCGTGACGGTGGTCGGCCCGTTGGTGGCGGACAGCGAGTACGAGCCGCAGCAGTCAGGGTCAAGGCCCGCGTACTCGGCGATCGCCTCGGTGACCAGCAGCGGGGCCTCAACCGACCAGCCCTCGGCGGCGACCGAGACCCCGAAGCCCTTCAGCGCCGCGCGGATCCGGGTCTTGATCCGCTTGAGCTGCGCCGCCGAGTACGCCTTGGCGTTGTCGGCCTGGTTGACGAAGCTCCACGCGGCCTTGGCTTTCGCCTTACTGCTGACGTCAAACCGTTGCTTGTGGTCCGGCTGGTAGCCGGGGTCGGCGTACTTGCGGCCAGTGTCGTCGGACAGGCCCGAGTCCCGCTTGTGGACGGGTGGCGTTCCGCCGCCGCTGACTGCCTCGCCGAACAGCGAGCGCAGTGCCCCCCGGACGCCGTCCGGCACTACGGGGCCTTCTGTCATGGCCGGTACGGCTTCCTCGGTAATCGTCACGCGCGCCTCCTCGACGCTCTCGGAGATCGGCACGCGCTCGTCGGTCTCACTGGCACCGCCTGCGGCCCACGTGAAGGCATCGACCTGGGCACCGGGAACTCCCGGGGAGGCCGTGTAGTCAAGGCCCAGCAGGGTGAGCGAGTCGCCGCGCTCAACGGGCTCTCCGTCGGGGCCGCGCTCCTTGCGGACCTTGCCGTCCCACGCGCCGCGGATCGAGACGCCGGACAGGAACGGCGGCCTGCCGTCACTGGTGTCCAGCAGCGCGGCGATGGTGCGCCCGTGGTCGGTGTCTGCGATGTCCGCGGTGAAGCGCGCGGATCCGTCCTCGGCGAGCGTCAGCGACCGGACTGCCCCGACAATGCGGGTGCTGTCATCGTCGGCCGCGTGATGCGAACGCATCGTGAGCGCCATGCCGTGCTCGGCGAGTTGCCCCTGGGCTGAGGCCACCGCCTGGGCGATGGCCTCCTTCGAGTAGTAGCGCCGGTTCCTGGACACGCCGGGCCGGAGGGCGATGCCGCTCACGGTTGCGAGGACCCTGGCCATGCCGCCCCCTTCCTTCGTGGTGCGCCTGGTTTACGCGTAGCCGACGGTGATGTTGCCGGTGCCGCTGCCTGAGGCGACCGTGATCCCGTTCGCGGCGGGCAGGTTCACGTCGTACTGCGTTCCCGCAGCCGTGGCCGACGGGATGACCAGCAGGATCGTGCCGGACGCCGCTGCAGCCGAGTCGAAGATGGTGGTGGCCGCGGTCGCGAGGACGGTGGTCACCGTGACCTTCAGCAGGCGGCCCGGGGCGCCCTTGACGACCTGGGTGCCGCCAAGGGTGACCGGGGCCGTGCGGGCCGCGGTGGCGGGGAAGCCGTTGTCGTCATAGGGGGTGACGATTCCGTTGTTGGCCATGGGTGGTTGCCTCCTTGGGCAGGTCAGGCGTAGCCGATGGTGACGGCGCCGGCGGTTAGCTGCGAGCCGAGCGCCGTGATGCCGGAGGCGACGGGGACGTCGGCGGCGAAGATCGCGCCCGCGGCCCCGGCGGCGACGGGGATGACGAGCAGCGGGGTGCCGGGCTGCCCGGCGGCGGAGTCGTAGAAGGCGAGCTGGCCGCCCGATCCGGCGAGGGCCGTGGTGACGACGGCCCGCGCTAGCCGCCCGGCTGCCGCCCGGATGATGCCGCCAGTGGAGTTCGCCGCGGGCGGGCTCGCGCCCGTCGAGGTGGGCGGGGCGGTCAGGGTGAGGTTCGTGCCGATCGCGGTAGGGCTGCCCGCGGCCTGCTGCCGGGTGTAGGTGCTGCCGCCGGCCTGGGTGACGTACGCGTACCAGCCGGTAGCGCCACCGCCGGAAGCCGGGGAGTTGACGGTGAGCGTCGAGGTGGACCCGGTGGTTGCCTGCGACGCGGACGCCGAGGCGATGGACTCGCCCTGCGCGTTGACCACGGTGATGACCACCTGGTAGGTGCCCGCGAGCACGGTGCCGCCCGTGGTGGCCGTCGCCGTAGTCGGGGCCGCGGGGGCGGCGAGGCCTGCCGTGGTGTTCCACGTGACGGGCGCGGTCCGGGTGGCGAGCAGCGGGTAGCCCTTGTCGTCGTACTCGGTCGCAACGGCGTTGAACGGCATGGCTCACGCCCCTTTCGGTTGCTGGGATGGAAGGGGCAGCGGGTACGTTCGGCGCATGAGCTTGTTCGCCGGGCTGCTAGCCGAGAAGCCGCACGCCTGGGTCGCGCAGGCAATGCGGGACTGGCTGACGGGGAAGCGCGACGAGCCGCCGTGCGGGTGCCGGTTCGAGTGCGGCCGGGACGTGGCCGTGCACCTGAAGGCCCTCGCGCCACCGGGCGAGACGGGCCGGTTCACGCCGGAGGGCGCGGGCGAGAGTCGGCGGGCGCTTGGCTTGTGGCCGCTCGGCATCCCGCTTGACGTCTACGGAGGCATGCCGGCGGATGCGTGGAAGCTGACCGTGGAGGTGCTCCCGTGGGGGCCGGGCCGCAGGCCGCCGCGAGAGGCAGCCCCCGAGGGAGTGCTGGCACCAGGGAAGCCGACCGCGCTCGAGCGGGCCTACTGGCTGGTGGACCTGCACCTGATCGGAATGGGCCACGTCCGGCTACCGGTACACGGCGGAACATGTCGTTCGCCAGCGGACTGTCGCCTACGCGCAAGCCCGCGGCCACGAGGCCGCCCCGGAAGACGTGAAGATCACGGTGACACAGCCGGAAGATAACCGGCCCTGGGCGGGCGGCGAGTACGTGATCAGGGGTGACGTCGCCGTCCCGCGCGAGCCTGTCATCTACCCGTCGTGCGGTGACTGGTGGTGCGGCGATGAGGGCCACGTGGCCGAGGCGGACCCGGTTGACGAGCCCGCCGTGTTCGCCGGGGCGGTCGCGGAGCGCCGGTACGTTGACCGGATCGCCGGGGATGACCGGTGGCTGGCCATGATGAGCCGGGACCTCTTCGCCGATGCCATCGCCTCACGGAGGCGGCAGGCAGGCGCGAAGCCGCTGTGGACGATCGACGTCAGGCCGAAGGACTAGCTCAGCGGGCAAACAACGCGATCTCTACGCCTGTGCAGGTGCCGCCGGCGCAGGTCCAGCTGACCCTTCCCCATTCGGGTACCACGACGAAGAGCCCGGTCGCGCCGCCGTGGCGCCCGATGTACACCGGTGCCGCAGCCCCGGCCGCGACGATGTTCGCCGTCGCCGCGATCGCGGGGAACAGGTTCCCCTGGTCGTCGTAGGCGTCCTTGCCCTGTGGTACCGTAGCTTTATGGCAACACGCCTCACGGAAGAAAAGACGGCTGCTATCCTCTGCGACCTACGAGCCGGGATGGCTTATCGCGAGGCGGCGGGCAAGCATGGCGCTTCCCTGGCAACCTGCTCCAGGATCGCAACCGATGCAGGCATGGAAAGACCGCGCGGCCTTCCAGGCTTTCCCGTTCTTGCCGGCCAGCGCTTCGGTCACCTTGAGGTCGTGGAGCCGTGCATCCGCGTTGACGGAAGCAAGCACCGGCACGCCGAGTGCCGCTGTGACTGCGGAACCGTTAGTGCAATTCCCCTTCATCGCCTCAAGAGAGGGGCGAAGTGCTGCGGGAAGCGCTGCAAGTTCTTCTATGACACCGGGGAACGGCAGCGCCGGGCAGAGCAGATGCGGACGCTCAACGCTAGGCCCGGCTCGAAGGAGGCCAGGGCCGCTCATCTTGCCGACTTGCGCGAGACGAGCGAATGGAAAACCGCCAAGTCGCTAATGATGCGGCAGCGCTGGAACGAACCCGAGTGGCGGGAATCGTTTATCCGCACGGCGCATGGCATGTCGAGTCACCCGCTGTACCAGATCTGGTGCGGAATGATGGCCCGCTGCTATAACGAGAACGGCAGGTCGTTCAAGTATTACGGCGCGCTCGGCGTAACGGTTTATGAACCATGGCATGACCCGCGTGTCTTCATCGCCGATATCGAGGCGAAGATCGGGCAGCGACCGGACGACGGGCAGCGCATGAGCAACGGGCGCCCCTGGTACAGCATCGACCGGATCAACGTGTTCGGGAACTACGAACCAGGCAACGTCCGCTGGGCAGATCCAAAGATGCAGCGGGCGAACCAGCGCAAGTCCGTGGCGTAAGGCTCTACCTCGCGTACAGGGCGATCTCCACCCCCGTCATGGACCCGGTAAGCGCCCACGAGACGCGACCCCACTCTGGCAGTACAAGGAACGTACTGCTGCCGCCGCCGGCGTGCCGCCCGCCGAACGCCACCGCGTTCCCCGGGGCCGAGGCAAGCTGGACCTTCAGGAGCTGGGCGAAGAGATTGCCCTGATCATCGTAGCCGTCGATCTGAACCGTTGCCGATGTCCCGGCTCCGCCCGCCGCGATGACGGACAACCATACGTCGTCGGCGCGGCGGAGGTCCACTACGGTCCGGGCGTTCCCGTTCGCGGCCGAGTAGGAGCCGGAGTTCCCGGACGTGGTGATCGTGGTTCCGGTACCAGAGGCCGTAAGGCTCCAGATGAGCTTGACGGAGTCATCGAACGCCACCGGGTGCCCCCCTTGCTAGCCGACTGGGACGAGGAACATGGCGAACGCGGACAGAGGAATCCCCTGGTAGGGATATGGACAGCACCTGCAGCGGTTGTGCCCCGGGCATTCCGGGAAGTCGGCCGGGTTGTACGGGCCGTTGTCCGCGTTGGCTGAACAGGCGACACAGACCCTGCCGTCGGCCGCGTCCATCCAGCCGACTAGAACGCCTTCCGAGGTGTACAGGTCCAGGGCCGCCTGCGCCATCGACCGGCCGATCGCGAAGTCGGTCGTCACGCTGACAGCCGCGACTTCCTCGCCGTCGACCGCGTCCATCAGCTCAGCAGCTATCTCGGAGTCCGTCGCCCCGGAGGCGTCCGCCGTGGCAAGCACCCGGCCCGCATCCGCTGCAACCGCGGTGATGATGTCCCGCGCTACAGCGTCAGCCCCTGCGGACGTTCCCTCAAGGGCCGAAAGCCCCGCGAGCATGGCGTCGTACGCCCGGGTCCAGTCGAATCCGACTGCGGCGGCCTGGTCAGCGGCTATCGCGAGAGCCGCCGTCGCGCCCTCGGCTGCCGCAGCGACGAGGGCGTCAGCGATCTCCCGGGCGAGGTCCTCGTACTGCGGGTCGGAGAGGATCGCGTACAGCCAGGACAAGGCGGCGGCTCTTGCGGCTGCCTTCTTCCATGCTTCCGGGTGGTCCCGGGCGGCCTCGGACGGGTTGCCGGTGACGTGCCGGTAGGAGGCGATCAGGTCGCGGGGCTTGAGCTTGCGCACGAGCTTCCGCCAGGCTTTCGTCACCCGGGCGATGCGGTCGGCCTCAAGCTCGCCACGGCGCCGGTAGACCTCAGCCCACGTGCCGGCCAAGTGCCCCAGATGAAGCGAGACCTCGAGCACGTGGGGGTCGTCCGGCCGTTCCAGCGCGAGGCTTACCGCGGCCTCGCAGCCGGCATGCACCCGCTCCGTCAGCGGGCCTGCGGTGATCGCGAACCCCGCCGCATATGCCTCTCTGGCCTCGCTGGCTACGTCGCGGGCCACGGGCGGCTCCCGGATTCGCGTAGTTACGGTCACGGGCCATGGCCACGGAGGCCGCTCCGGCCTTACGCTGCCGTCCATGTTCGGGAAAAAGCTGTCAGGCCCCTACAAGTGGGCACCCGCGAGGATCAGCATGGAGCGGGTCGACGCCGCTCTCGCCCAGGGGGCGCAGGCGGAGTTCCAGCCAGGCCAGGGACGCAAGGCCCCCGCCATGGTCACGCTCAAGCGGCCGGACGGGGTGATCGCGGACCAGTGGACGGTGCAGGGAAACGACCGGCACGCCATGAGGTTCGTGACCGCGTACAACGCGCGGCTCCGGGAACTGCGGGCCGCCGCGCCTCCGCAGCCGCCCCCGGGATGGCCGCCGCAAGGACCGCCGCCCCAGTATCCGCCGACGACGGGGATGACGACGCAGCACCCGCAGTGGCCCCGGTTACAGGCCTAGCTTCTTCTTAACCTGCCGCCAGGAGCCGAACCGCCACACATTAGGCGGCGCGTCACTGTCCGGGGTCCACGGGCGGGGAGGCACCCACACCTGGACGTCGTCACTGGCGACCGACTCATTCGCGGGCGAGTCATCGATCAAGATCGCCTTGCCGCCTCCGGTCGCGATCCGGTCGCCCTTCATGCCGCTGCCCGGGAAGGCCAGGTGGTCGCACGGCACCTGCCAGTACGCCAGCCACGCTGCGGTGAGCTCGGCGAGGGACGGGTCCCTCTCGGTGATGACCGTCACCGGGTAGCCGGCCTTGACCGCCTTGCGGACGGCGCTGATCGCGATGGTGTCGGGGGCGAGGTTCGCGCAGATGACGGCTTCGTTGGCGTCGAGCCAGTCGCGTTGCTCCTGCGGGATCGTCGCCGTCCATGGATAGCTCGAGGCCTCGGCGACTAGGTAGCTCGCCCCGAACCGGCCGTTGGCCGCGAGGATGAAGCCCTCGGGCTGGAATGCCAGCACCCCGTCTATGTCGAAGTACAGGGCGGGAAGGCCCAACAGGTCACCTGCCCTTGGTGATGCAGTGCCAGGCGCTCGCGGCGGTCCACCCCCACGCCACCGCCCCCGATGTCGTCCACGAGAGCGGGATGCCCGCCCATGCTGCCAGCTGGTGAGAGATGACCATGCCGAGCACCGACCCGACGATGGCCGCCGAGAGGCGGGAGAACCGTGTCATCCCGGCGGCAGTCCTAGCCCGTCCGGGAACAGGAACGACGCCGGCGGCTCCCGTGAGAGTGCTTCCTTGAGCCGTTCGGTGATCTCGATCCGATCCTCGGCGTCGGCCACGGACGGCGAGCCGTACAGCAGGCAGCGCAAGATACGCTCGGCCTGCTCCCGGTCGATGCCCTCATCGTCGAGGATGACCTCAAGGCGGGAGAGCAGGTCCCGGAGCACTGTCCACTGGTACTGGTAGTGGGCGTCAAGGCCGTCGCGGGGCTTGCCGGTGCGGCGCAGGTAGCTTTCCGTCAGGGCGTAGGCGAGGCTCAAGCGGTCGCCTCCGGAGCCTGCCCGCTCGCGGCCTCGCCTTGCGCGGGGGCAGCCGGGTAGGCGATTGGCGCCCAGTGGGTTACATCGCAGTCGTCGGTGCCGTACCACATCCGGAACGTGAAGCCGTCGAAGACGCCGAGGCTGACACCCTGGTCGGCCTCGTTGACCCAGACGAGGGTGCTGCTGCTGGCCTCGGGGGCCGTGGCGGCCTTGTTCTCGTAGTCGAACTCTCGCCACTCGGCCGCTGGTACTTCAGTCATGCACTGAGGCTAGCGCGCGGCGACCGGGACCCGTTAGGACTCTTCGCCTCTCGGCTGGCCGTGCCCGGTTCTTGACCTAGCCCAAGGCCGCGTGCTGCACCCGCGTGCGGGACCCGAAGGCCCTTAGCCGTGATGGCGAGCGGCGTGCGCACCCTGCCGCAGCTAAAGAATAGTGGCGCACGGGAGGGCTGTGCCGCTCTTGTCCCCCGGTGCGAAACCATATGGGGAGCGCGCGTCCGTGCCCGCGTAGTCGGAACTCTACAACCCTGCCAGGCGGCCGGCGGGCCCGTCCAGCCGCACTCTTGATCAGCCACCTGAGGTGACGCACCCCCGCCACGACGGCGGGAGGAAACGGAGTTATGCCCGCTCAACCTGCGGCTCGGGCCGCCCGGCAGTCTTTGGGGGACCAGCCACCGGCGACCTGAACCCGAACGCCCTGACCGGCGGCTCCTTGTCTTGGTCCCAGGATGGCGCCCGCTCGGTGTCCGCTGCAGTGGTCGATGCCGGGTCGTAGCGGTGGCTGTCGTCGGCGGCGGGGGCAGCGTCGGCGTTTTGCTGGCCGTCGAGCTTCCGGTACTCGGTCACGACCTCATGGATGACGACGGCTATCAGCTTGGCGAGCATCAGGCCTCGTGGAACCCGAGAGGGGCGCTAGCGCATGCCTGCGGTGAAGGGGTGCCGTCATCGAGCCGCCAGCCGCCAGCACCGTGGACGACCTCGCGCTTGCAGTGCCGGCAGTCGCCCCGCTCGGCAGTGAGCGGGATGACCCGCGTCGGCGAGACGCAGGTTCCGAACTGGCTGCGCATTCGCGGCATTCGCTCGACGGTGAACGGCACGTACTCCGGTGGCGGCCCGTCTTCCGGTTCCTCGGGGAACTGGTGGACGTGCTCGTGCGGGTGGCCGGGCTTGCGTTCGCCGCCTCCGAGCATCGCGGCGATCCACGGGCCGCAGTCAGCCGGCAGGTCAAGCGCGAGCTCCCGCGCTACTTCGGCGGCCAGCTCGCCCACTCGGCATCGCCTCATTCCGCTATCGTCGCACGGACGCCAGTGTCCCGCGTTCGGGCCGCCCGGACCTGCCGGTCGATCTCCCGCCGGACCGCTTCCGCGATCTGCTCCGGGGTCGCGGCCGTCACGTTCACTGTCACGTTCAGGGTGACGTGGGCGAACTCCTCGCCCGGGATGAACGCCACCTTGACGCCGGTCTCCGCTTCGATCTTCTCGGCGCGCAGGCGGAGGTGGTGCATCTCGGCCCCGTTGGTGCCGGGCCGTACCCGGACGGCGAGGACATCGCCGGGCTTCAGCGCGGCCACGCTGCCTTGGGCCAACTGGCGCGCGATCTCCGGAGTCAGCGACTCAGGCCCCATCTCGCCCCCCCTCGGCGGCAACGCGGAGGACCTCCAGGCCCTCGGCCCCGTGCATGTCGTCGCCATCGAGCGGCCCGATCAGGTACAGGCCGTCGTCGTCGCCTGGCGGGCACACGCACTCGCCTTTCAGTTCCCGGCAGTCAGGGCAGGTGCTCTTAGGAGCGCTCACTCCGCTCCGTCCCTGCGAACTTCACGATCGCGTCAGCGGGATGATGCGCAGGGCAGTTCAAGTCGTCAGCGATCAGGTCCCATCCCATCTGGCCACGCTGCCCGGACTGCCAAAGGCACGTGCAGCCGGGGATGATCCTCCACCGGTCACCCTGATGGCCGGATGGCGTGCCAGCCGGTGCGGGCATCTCAGTCCGCCCTCCAGTACCGCGCGAGCACCAGCTCAAGCGCGTTGTGCACGTTCGCCTCCAGTTCGGCGGCATCAGCCTCATCAAGGTCGAGCACGCGGCCGAAGTCGACCTCGGCCGTCAGCTTCCCGGCCGTGATCCGGGTGGAGAACGTCGCGCCGCTGGTCTGGCACTCTGTCGCTACAGCCATCGCTCACGGCATCCGTGCCAGTGACCTCGCGATTGCCGCCAGGTGCCCGGTAAGGTCGTCTACCCGCTTGCGCTCGCCGTCGTAGTCCCGGCGCAGCGATCGCGTGTCCTCGGTGCCGGAGTAGTGGCGGGTGAGTGCTTCCAGTAGCGCGCGGGCCTCGCCGTCGGTGAGGGTGAAGGTCGGCTTGACTTCCCCGCACGGCTCAACCTCGTGCATCTGGCGGAGCGTGTCGCCGTCGCCGTCGCCGAGGAAGTGCAGCACCGAGTGAGGGCCGTGGTCACCGAGCTTCCACGCGATGGTGACGCTGACAGAGTCCGGGCTCCACCCGGGCTGGTGAACGTGGGCGGTGATCACTCGTGGCCCTTCCAGTGCCAGGTGCCGCCCTCGCGCTTCACTGAACTTCCGGGGTCGCCCTCGAAGGTAATGCCCCGGCTGTCACTGAACGGCACGGCCTGGCTGAAGAACATCCCGGTCGGGTTAAGCACGGTGAGGTTGACTCGCATCGTCGGCTCGCCGTCCTCGTAGTAGACCTCGGTGACGATCGCGGCGCGGCACTGGCTCTCGAATGCCTGCGAGCCGTCAGCGCGCACCGGGGTGCCATGCGAGACGTAGTGGACGCTGTCGCCGACTTGCGGCTGGCGGCCTGGCATCAGGGTGCTCACTTTCAGCAGATCCGTTGGAGGTAGCGGCAGCCGATCATGGTGCCGGCGTCGTTGCGGACCTCGACGTACGGGGCGAGGAGGTCGTCCCGGCCACGGGCGGCGAGCGCGCAGACCAGGCTGACGATGTACTCGGTGCCCTCTTGGCGGGGCGGGAGCCCTTCAAGGTGCCCGTACTGGACGAACTCGTAGGAGCAGTTCGCGCCGAGTTGCGTCCCCAGGTCGATCGTGGCCACGCGGGCGACTGTCCCGGACGGGGGGATGACCTCCGCCGGGCCTTCTTCGATCGCGCGGTTACGGTAGATGGCGACCGGGTGGGGCGTGAGGTTGACGAGGCTCATGCGGCGGCGTAGTCGCGGAGCCACCCGAGCCGCATCAGCACCTCGCGGGCGTCGTGCAAGGCGTTGTGCTGGGCACCCCCGGCGAGTGTCGGCAACGGGGGGTTGCCGAGCCTCTCGCACTCCTGCTTGAGGTCGTTCGTCCACATCGGGATGCCGTCCGGCAGCGCGATCATCGGCCCGAACAGCTGGGCTAGCGCGACATGGTCGTATGCGGAATAGAACGCCCAGAGCTGCGGGTCCGGTGCCGCCCGGATGAAGTCGCGGACCTCGATGGCGATCCGCTTCCGCGTCTTCACGTGCTGGTAGTCCGGGTGGTCCCGGTCCCACAGGAAGGGGGCACCGCCGCGAAGCGGCAGCGACGGCACGACGTGCGCCCGGAGCCACTGGTGAGCCTCGATCCGCTCCAGCGGCATGTCGAGGCTGACCGCGTAGTACTCGGCCCCGTCGCTTTCCCGGACCATGCCGATCGAGATCAGCTCAATGGTCCGGCCATCCTCGAGAAATTCCGTGTCGAAGGCTATCGCGGTCACTCGCTGCTTCCCCGCACCTGCTCCGCGAACTGCCCCGGGGACATGCGGCCAGCTTCGATCACCGCACGGTCGGCGGCAAGCTGTTCCATTACCTGCGTCGTGGTCCGGAACCCCTCGGCGATGGCCTTGGGCATCTCCTCTTCCGCCGCGTCCTGGCGCTCGACCGCGAGCACGGACGTGACGGAGATGATCGCGACGACCCGGTGCCGGTGGTCCTTGAACGCCAGCATGTTGGGCAGCTTGTCGTCGCTGGTCACGTAGGCCGCGCGGATGATCCGGACGTCCATCTTGTCGCGGCCGGCGTAGGAGGTGACCTGGTAGTCGGCCATGTCGGCTTGAGTCAGTTCAGGCATGGTGGTGGTTCTCCGTGGTGATGGTTGGTGGTAACCCGACGATCTTGGGAATCAGGGGGGCGGCCAGTTCTGCGGTCAGCCCGCGTGGTGGCAGGGTGGACGGTTCGAGGGCAGGCTGTGTCCCCGGGATGTCGTACGGCTCTTCAGGCGGAGGCTCGCTCACTGCCTGACCCTCATCTCAGCGACGATGAACGGGAACGTTCCGGTGAGGATCTCGCCGTCCTTCACCACCGGCTCGCCGTCAAAGAGCGGATTGCCGTCCGCGTCGGCGAGCATGGTCAGGCTGGCGGTGATGATCTCATGCGGGCTAGCGCGGACCTCGACGCCCGTGACGGTCCTTATCTCGCGTGGTTCCGGCGAATCGCCGGAGAAGGCGTCGAAGACGCTCACCTTCCAGCCAGGAAGCGCGCCGACGCCGAGCGGTGCCGAGGCTGGCCACTCGATGATCACCACGCCCCGGGATTCGGGGTCTGTCACTCTCGCCTCGCGATGGACGCGTTGGCCCACATGACGGCCTGCTCGATGCTGGTCAGGGCGAGGGACTTCTCCCGCGACTCAGGGCACTCCGCATCGACCATGCCGGCAAGCTCGCGGGCCGCGTCGCGCAGCCGCTGGTACCGCTCGGGCTGGCCCGGCTTCGGGGCGTGATAGGTGAACCGGGCCTCAAGCTCTTCCGGTGCCACGTCGTGCCTTCCGTCAGTCGTCGATGTCGTCAGGGTCACCGGGCGGCAGCCCGGGAACGGAAGGGAACCGCGCCACCCATGCCTGGTGATCCTCGATCGGCGGCAGCACCCAGCCGGCATGGGTGTGCACCACGTCGCGGCGGAGCCTCGGCTTGAGGCCTGCGGCCTCGCAGGCGTTCAGGGCATCGGCAACCGCGCCGAGTAGCGCGGGGGCATCCAGGAGAGGCTCAGGCACCCGCTGGCCCCAGGCCGTCCAGCCATGCAGAGATCGCCTCGCAGTGGGCACGCTGAAGGCCCTGCTTCTCGTCAACGTCCACGAGCAGCGTCGGGGACCGCCGCGCCGCCGCCCATGACCTGGCTTCCGGCGCGAACCAGTCATCGACCCAGGCGAGGGGCCTCGTTCCGCACCACTCCCGGATTTCCGGCAGCTTCACCAGGCAAGGAAAGTCGATCACCGGAAGCTCCGGCAGGCCGATGTGCGGGCCGATGTGCCAGTTCGCTGACTCGCCCCAGCCTGCCGACGCCCACACAAGCTCAGCCCGGCCGGCGAGGGACAAGAGCCACTGCCCGTACTCCGGCTTCAGCCACGGGAACAGCACGCCGTCAACGTCCAGGGTGATGGCCGGCCGCCGCTCAGGCTGCACGCTCGCCCTTGCCCTGCGCTGCCGCCATCGTCCGCCACGCCCCGCTCTTGCCGTCTACCCTGCCGGTGAACGCGAAGATCGAGTCCATGCCCTCAGCCTCTGCGGCGAGGAACCTGTGGTGGCCGTCAGCGATCTTCCACTTGCCGCCGTCTTCTGTCCTGACCAGCACGACCGGCTTAGGCTGCTCCCCGGCGGCGAGCTTCTTCCGAAGCCGCTTGCGGAGCTTGGCGACCTTGCCCGGGGCACTGCTGGCATTCCAGTCGGAACGGTTCGACGTGTCGACCTGATCGAGCGGCACGCGCTTCGGCCCGGACCACGTAACGCCGTCCTTGACCCAGGCGATGGAGCCTGGCGGGAAGTCGGCGGCTAGCTGGGCGTGCACCCGGTTCGCCGTGCCATCGCTTGCCTCGGTGACGGGCAGTGCGCTGAGGGCTTCCCGGATCCGCTTGCGGTACTCGGCGAGGCTCGCCGCGACCGCCTCGGCAGGCATCGGCGGCGGCTCCTCTTCCTGGCCGCCTCCCGGCTCCTGTCCCTGCACCATCCGCTCGCCGCCCGGCGTGACCTCCCCGGCCGCGACCGCAGGCGCGCCCTTCGCCGCGATGCCGGCCTCGGACATGCGGGCGATGTCCCGCCACAAGACCAGGGTCTGCCGGTCCACCAGCACCGCGTCATCGCCGCCCTCAACCGGAGGCTCCCCGATCTCCGCGCGGTACTTGTTCAGGGTCCACGACCCGTTGCGGAGCCGCTTGTCGCGGATGTCCTCGATCGCCTGGCTGCTGCGGTAGTCGACCTCGCGGAACTTCGCGTGCCAGCCGTCGATCCCGAACCCGTTACGGGTGATCGCGAAGTTGAACGCCTCAAGGGCCAGCTCGGCGATCGGCCCGCACGTGTCGACCTTGTAGGTGATGTCCTGCTCTTCGCCGGTGCCGCCGCCCAGGTTCCCGGACTCGATGATGCCGGCCTTCGACGGGGGGACCCCGAACGTGGCGACGATCTCGTCGCGGGCCTGGTCCTTGAAGGCCAGCACGTCCGCGGTCTTGCCGGACTGCAGCTCGGTGAGCTTCGCGCCGCCCTTGGTGATGCGGGGGAAGCCGATGTTCCTCGGCCCGATCGACGTGACCGCGTACCGGTCCCGCCACCGCTTGATCTCGCCCTCGGAGGTGCCCGGGGGGAAGTCGGCGTGGATTTCCGGCGGCAGGCCCTTGCGCATCATTTCCTTGCCGGTCGCTGCCGCATGCAGCCACGCGGTGATCGGCAAGAGGGCCGCCTGCATCGGGGGGATCCCGAACACTGACGAGCGGGGGTCGTCGAGGGAGACGTGGATGACCTCTTTGGCGTCGAACACGGCGCGCTGCCCGTAGTCCGTCACCTGCACGTAGGAGGTCACGTCGCCGTGCTCGTCCGCTACGGGGGTAGTGGTCGCGCTATCCAGGTTGTACAGGGCAACCGGCTGCGAGCCCCACCAGACGACCTCAAGGAACGCGTCGCCGAACACCAGCAGGTCCACGATGAACGCACGGAGCAGCTGCCGGATGTTCTGCCTCGGGTTGACGTAGGCGACCAGCCGCTCGAGCGCCAGCACCTCAGGGGGCTTCTCCGGCTGCTCCTGGCCCTCGCCGTTGTCGGTGTCCCAGTCCATGACCAGGCCGCCCGCGGTGATCGTCCTCGCGATCGCGTTGACGGACGCCCACGCCCACGGGCAGGCGATATACGCCTCGTGCAACTCGACCAGAGCAGAGCGGCGGTCGGTCTGGGTGGACGCCCCGACCCCGGCGGTGTACTCATCGATCCCGCCTGGCGGGATGCCGCCGGCGTACCCGGCACGCCGGACCGCGTTCGCCGGGAGGGCCTTCGCCTGGACGGCTTCCGTCACGTCGTCGTCCCTGCCGCGGCGGAACCGGGTCCAGAAGGCCATCGGCGAGCGGCCTCCCCGTAAGTTACTTCCGCGTACGGGTCCAGGCCCGGGATTCCACGGCACCACTACCCGGCAGTAACAAGGATCACGCCCACGGTGCCCGCTGCACCACGCCCCTCGGGGCATCATCGTCATCATCGCTGAACGGGTCCCGCTCCGGTGCCCCCGCATCAGGAGCGCGGGCGAACACGCCATGCTGCTCCAGGACCGCCGCGCCCGTCACCTCAAGGGCGGAA